CGGATGGACGCCATCGTTTCTTGTGTTGCATTAAAACTAGGTTGTGTTAATTCAGAATAGGCTTCTAAAAAATAACCTGTCTGTCTATCTATAACTTGTCCACCTATTTCTACTTCTATATTATTTATCAATGAATATCCTAAATTGGATCTTTGTTGCGCGGAGTCGAAGGTTGATTTTTGAATCATAAATTTAATATAAGAATCATGTACTAAATCACCATTTCTAGCAATTGTAGCAGATACAAGAGAATTTGCGCTAGCAGTTCCATTAAATGTTTGTTGAATACATTCCATTGAAAAGTTAGTATAACGTCTGTAAACAACTTTAAAAAAAGTAATTTGTGGGTTTCCTGTAAGGTATATGTCTTGAGCACCATAAGCTACGAGTTGCATTAATCCTCCTCCCATTATTTATATATTATGTTAGAAAAAAAAATAAGAAATTAGTTAGAATATGCCAATCCACCCATACCACTCATAATACGGAGAACATTGTAATTAATAGCATATATATATATGCCTTTGCTTGCATTTGCTGAAGTTACATTATTTATATTAAGATAAGCACTATCAATTCTAGAAAAATTACAAGTACCACTTGGTTGGTGTTCTTCTGGATTTAATGCAAAAGAATAAACTGCTATAGTATCTAATTTGTCACCTCTACTAATATTAGTATGATATTTATATGGTTGATATCTTGTGAAAAATTCTATTTTTTGTTGTTGAAACCTTTCTTGTCCATTAAATAGTAAATTAACAGTAGTATTTTCACCATATGGTACATCAAATTTACCACTATCACCATCAGTCCCAGATCCCCATTCAGTCTGCAGAGCAACCCAAATAAGTTCTTTAACTGGATGATTAAATATTAGTTCAATATTGTTTATACTATCAGATACCATATTATTTTGTGTTTGGACTTGTTCTATAAGATATTCATGTGATACTTGTGCAAATCTTCTACGTTCATCAGTATCAAGATATATATAATTACACCATAAACTAATATCTCCACCAGCTCCAATTATATTAGTATATGCTTGTGAAATATTTATTATAATATCAACTTGATGATATTGTAAAGCGATCAAGGGGAGTGATAATCCAACATTTCTATTAAACCAAAATTGTAAAGGTACATATAAATAATCATATTGCTGAATATTTATACCGCCAGCACCTGTAGTTATTTGATATACTGATTTATCATTAAATGTTCGGGAGTAAGTGTAGTTCCCGGTGATGATGTCGCAATTTCCCCCTCCCCCAGAAAGGAAACCACCTGTTTCTTGTGTTAATTCAGAATAGGCTTCTAAAAAATGACCAAATTGTTTATCTATAGTTTGTCCTCCTATTTCTACTTCAATAGAATCTATTATATTATAACCTGGATTATTTTGGGTAGTAGATATTGTGCTCAATGCATTAGTTAATTTAATAAAACTATCATGTACTAAATCACCACTTCTTTGAACAGTGGCAACTACTCGTGATCCTGGTCCTTTATGACCATTCAATGTTTGTACAATACATTCCATAGAAAAATTAGTATATCTTCTGTAAACAACTTTAAAAAATGTAATTTGTGGGTTACCAGTAAGATAAATGTCTTGAGCACCGTAAGCGACGAGTTGTAATAGACCTCCTCCCATTATTTATATATTATGTTAGAAAATATTTATGAAAAATATATTAATAAATATATTATATGTTTGTAAAATTCAATTATGATAATTTTCCTAATATTTATGTAACTTTTGGTAAATTAAATTCAACTAAAGAATTTAATATATTAACTAATGAATGGTTACGACTTTATGAACAAAAAAAACCTTTTACATTTATTTTTGATTCATCTAATTTAGAAGTTTATAATATTAAATATTCTTTTAAAATGTCAGCATTTATTCATAGATTGAAAAAAGAACCAGAACAATATTTACAAAGAAGTATTATATTAGTAACAAATTCATTTATACAAAATTTATTAGATCTTATATTTTTTATACAATCACCAGTAGCACCTGTATATATTGTTAGAGAAAAAGAAGATATTCAAAAAATATTAAATAATGAAGAAGTAGATAGATGTAAAATTATTTATCCTTAGAAATTTGTATAATTATATAATAAATAAATAATCCATAGAAATTCTTAGATACAATATCTAACATGTTGTATGCTATATTTTTAGTTTTTAAATCAGTCATAGCAGCAACACCATACAAACCCCAAACTATAACTAGAAATGTGAATAATTTTTTACCTAATTTAGATTTCTTAGCATATTCTTGATATATTAAATTGAATGATAAATAAAAGAATACAAATCCTAATGGTATTCCAATACGTTTATCTATAATACCTCTTTCACCTAAATATCCTAATAATAACATTAATCCATTATAAATAAATATCTTAAATATATTTAGTTTATTATCTTTAAAAAAATCTAATAATCTAAATGATTTATTTATATTTTTTTCTCTATATTCTTGATATTTCATAAATACAATAGTAGATGTTAACATTATAGGCGTAGAAAATGACCAATCAATATATCTTCTTGGTGTAACTTTATTAAGATTATGAATAGCAAATATAACCCATATATAAAATGCAGACTCAATTAACTGTACAACACCCTCTAATACAAGTATTTCTTTTAAAACGAAATCTTTAATATTAATTTTTTTGAATAAACCATCTAAACTTATTATAGTTGTTATAATCTGTACTACTAATGAAGCATAAATAGTTTTAGATACTAATGTTTTTGTTTCCAATAACATATATAACTATAAAATATAATAATATTATATAGATGTCTAATAGAGTAAAACAATTTGAAGATATTATATCACAGATTGATTTTAAAAAAAAAGAAAATAAAGAAATTATAAAACAGATAGAAAAAATATTAAATGAAAGAGTAAATACAGATTTAGAAATATTTTTTAAATTAAAATCACCAAAATCAAAGATTTCTAATCATATTTCCAAGTGATATTTTAGGATTATCTATAACAGCATCTATAGTTTCTTCACCATCAAAAGTAAATATTCGTTGATGATAATTATATTTTTTGGCTAGTTTAGTACATGATTTACAACAAGTTGCTGTTTTAATATTACCTTCTTTTCCATATCTCCAAATATAAATATCATATTTATTTTTGTGGTCAAATTGCCTACAATATTTAATAGCAATTTCCTCTGCGTGAGTAGTTATTTTAGAAGAAGTATTACCATTAGCACGACAAGCACCACTTTTAACTATTATCTTTTGTTTTCGGTCGTAAAACGCAATACAGGACACTCACACCGCACACAGAGCGATAATAAAGATGTGAAATATCTGTATTACAACGCAAATTCAAAGGCAATTCCTGCAACACATTCTTAGACAAAGACAACGACATATTAAAGTTTTGTATAAGTTAGTTAGATTAGTTTATAATAAGATGTTATAATAAGATGTTATAATAATAGTTTTAAGATGTTATAATATAGTTTGTTATTAGTATTTATTATAAAGTGTTTTGAAGTATATGATTTATAAATTAATTAAATCATAAATCAAATTTATTTACCGCAGATCTCTTTTGCTCTTTTGTAAAGAGCAACTCCGTCTTTACCTTTATTAATAGCAACAAATCCTTTAATACCTAATTCTTTTCTTGCTTTACTTAAACATTTCATCCAGTTCATTCCTTTTTTTAATGTTTTCTTAACTTTTTTAACTTTTTTAGAAAGTTTTTTAGTTCTTTTTCCTCCACCTCTAACTTGATTTTTTCTTTTCATAGTTTTTTTAACATTTCTTTTACTTCTTGATGCCATTTTATAATATATATTAGAAAATAATAAAATATAAATTAGTATATAATGAAAACTTGTTCATCTAAAAATTGTTATGATGAATATATTGGTATGGTAGCAATAGGTCTTAGTATAATGTATTATATAATACAATTTATTTATACCACAGATACTTTTGATGTATCAAGTTTTTCAGTATATGCTATAATATTAGGTATAATAAGTGAAGCGTTATATTGTGTTCAAGGTTATTACAAACATAGTCCAACAATAATGTTTACAAGAGTAATTACAACTATAGGATTTTCATATTTATTATTTATTTGGTTATATGACAAATATTACAAAAAAGATAAAAAATCTAAAACTTAAAAAATTCTTTAGATAAATCTACTTTTTGTCCCATATTTGTTGATGGATGTCTATTCGATCCTAATATACAGGATCTTTTTTCAAATTGTGAATTGTTATGAATAATAAGTATTTGAGGTCTTCGCATTTTATTAGCACCACAATCATCTTGAGGACCAAACGCACGACTCATACCTACATCTATTCTCCATAATCTATCA